CCAAAGTTTTGTCCTCCTTATTTTCTTGTTTTTGTGCGACTTCAAGTACAATGGCGTTATCATCAGCGGGAGAAACAGATAAAATAGAAGTACCAGAAAATACAAATTCTTTAGGTGTACGGAATTCATCTTTTGGTTCTGATTCTTCATATACAATTTTGTTATCATTAGTTTCTAATCCCATAATTTCAATAGAGGTATCAACATTACCTAATGCTTTGTTTTGCCTTACCCATTTGACAAAATTGGGGTAACGCTGATTATATAAAAATCCGTTAGCAACTAACGCTCTGATTTCATTTCCATTTACAGTTACATTTTCAATATTTGCACTTTCAAAACACCCAACTGTTTCAGAATTTTCAAATAACGGTTCACGAACTCCATCTGTATCAATTTCTTCCCCAGTTAAACCGTGATCTAACGGAGTCGATTTACTTTCATCACAAAAAGAAGCGCAAATAGGCATAAGTTTTACACTATCTATTGCATTGAGTACATATTCTTCTTTCCAATGAAGTCCATTTTTATTTGTTTCTTCAGTATCTTCATGAATTTTTAAGAGTGCAATCTTGATTGGAACACGACCACCTTTAGAAGCCTGTTTAGAAATTTCGAGGATATTTCCTAACATAAAAACCATCCTCCTTAAAAATGTGTATAATAAAAGAAACCCACATTTAGGTTTCTGATTATTATTTGATTATTCAATTATTTGTCACTAGGACTTGGTATAGCATTACCATTGTTTGTTTGAGATTTCAATGTGTTTTCAGATGGATTATCCGTTTTAGGTCTACCACCAACATTATCATCTTTTGAAGTTGTGTAGCTTGTAAGATGTGGTAAATACTTCTCATATATTCCCTCTTCAATTTCAGAATCAAGAACATCATAATAGATGTCTGGATCAACACCTGTACTGGCAATTAAAAATGTCATAGAACCTGATGCAGAAGTATATAAGTCCTTCATCATACCAAAGAATTCTTTTCTATTTACGAAAGAGGTAGGGAAGTAATATATATCAACCTTATTTCTTGGTTCTTTTATGATATTCTTGTTTATCACATGTACTAACTCATTTTTCCATTCACAAGCCCATGTATATAGTTGTGCTGTTATCATTTCGAGGTTCTGTTGTCCCCCAGCAAATGTACCAGTAGACATTGCTCCGATTAGTGAAGCACAAATACCCAAGTCAACAGCAATATCATTATTTAAATCAGACTCATTCTTATCATCAAAAATATCAGTAGAAACATCTATTGAATCCAATTTAGTACCAGCAGCCAATGACATAAAACTCACACCGCCACGACTATTTTTATGTAATACAGCACCCTTCACCGCATTATGCTGGTCTTCTTGCTGCTTCTTTGTGAGAGTTGACCCTGTACCTTGCTTATTTTCAGGGAACACTTCATATATAACACGATTATTTACCTCATCAAGTACATTCCTTTTTGTATCTATAAAATAATCTTTATACAGTACATCGGATAAAGCAGCGATAATAAGACTTCTTCCCCATGCCTCAACATTTTTACATTTAATTTTTCGGCACATTGTTCTATCAGGATTTAATACTAACCAATCACCAAAAGTATCTTGATTCTTTCTTTGATAATAGCCATCAACAATTTCTTTTGGATATTTCCTTAATTTCCTGCTTAAATCTTCGCCAGTAAAATCATCAAAATATCTCAAATTAAACACCAACACAAACCGTTCGTTTTTCTTACCTACTATTTTTGTATATTGCCAAGGAAGAGTAATAATAGAAGCATTAAGACCAAAATCATTAATTTCTATAATGTTTTCTACATCATAATCTGTCATGAACTTGTTTTTATCTAATGTCTTTTCTGTAGTTTCAAAATAATAAAAAGCAATACCATCTAACATCTGTGTAAATAAAGCATCACGAATAAAAGCCTTATCATCAATTGTTTCCAATGTAGACTTCATCAAATCTTTACATGTTTTTGCTTTCTGGGTTTTATTTTTACATGTGATGATTTTGTCAAGAGTTAGCAGAGCAGTCATATAATCAATAGAATTGCTGACAATACCATTTTTACCATATACAAATTCAGATAACCGAATTGCAGTTTCATGATTTCCAATAGGATTTCTTAAAACAGAATCAATTTCTTCCTTTGTAAAATAATCATATACGCCACAATTAAAAATAGATTCAAATAGATGATGATATGAATATGAGTTAAATTCATAATCAATAGAACTGTCCTGCGGAGTGATATTATTTGTTTCTGTAATTGGTGTAGTAGTAGTGGTTTTATTTTTAGGAGGGCGACCCCTCTTGCGTTTTACTTCTTCAGGCATGTGTCGCCTCCTTTCGTTAGTTTATTAAAACTTCGTAATCATAATCTGTTGATGAATATAAATCTCTGCAAAACTCATTTATATACCAAAGCACATAAATTGTTGCACTTACTCTATCCTTGTCCAATTTCTTAACAACTTTTTCAATGGTAACTCCACCATTAGGCAATTGTTTTAGTTTCAGGTTTGCAACTTCCTCAAATAAACAGTCAGTTTGCATGAATGGAGCAACTTCATTATCAAAATCGTCCTGTTCTGCAACGGTAAAGTCATTTAATTGTTTGTTACAAAGCAAACGTAATTTTCCACTATCCACCATATCAATAAAGTTTGTTACAACCCTGCTTTGTACGGATTGAGCTTTTAAATTATAAAGTATTTTTTCTGCTTCATCTGGCAATTCAGGTATATTGTCATCATTAATTGTATCCCAGCATCCTAAAGGTTCATTTGTTATTGGATCAAAACTTTCTTTTAAACATTCATCAATTAAACCAGCACCAAGACCATTACCATCCATGATAACTGCTTGAGCATTATACCTTTTTCTGATTTTTTTTATAATACATGCTTGTGCTGTAAAATTCATTATATTTGGGATATTTATAATGTTTACAATATCTATAGAAACAATTTTTGTTTTATCTTTGTTGCGTTTAACTTTTGCAACACATACAGATGACTGGTTATTATTTGTATTTTGAGAACGAGCAACGTCTACTCCAAGATAAAATTCTTCACCAGAACGTGCTTCTTTTTGAGTAGAAGTAAGAGAGCGGCAAGACATTAATTTATTGATATTTACTAATGCATTATCTGCACAACCAACCCATTTTGATTCATAGTTCTGTGCAAATGCAATAGGGGACATTTCTTTTTTCTTTTTTAGTATCTGACTCTTTGAACTTCCTCTACCATACCAACATGCAAGAAACCATGAACTACCAAGAACCATTTCACCAGATAAATTAACCATGCCGTTATACATTTGAACACTTCTTTGATATTCGTCACTTCCTCTAAAACCAGATGTAGTGAAAAAATTAATTTGCTGGTTTAATTCTTGTGGATCAACTACACCAAGTTTGCCAATAGTATATCTAGGAACCTCTACAATTGGCTTGAGTGCATCTTGAAACATTGCATCATTGAGAAGAGCAGACTCCTCTATATTAATACGTTTTCTACGCTGTCCTTTTGAAGTCTGTGCGTTTGCAAGATTATCTATTTTTCCATCTGATTTAAATCTAACTTCTGCATCACCTTTAGCAAATTTAGGTCTTCCATCAATTTCATTTTCCAACATAGGAAAGTGTTTTAGAATTTCATTATGCTTATCCTTAATTAATTCTGCTGCATTTTCTTTTGTCTGTGCTGTCATTGCAAGGTCAATACCAGGAAAAAATATGGATACTAAGTACATCGCTAATACTTCATCATAGGTTTTTCCCCATCCTCTAGGGAAAACTCCATATAAACTAACAAACCGCATAATGCATCTAAGATATACTCTTTGATCCGAATGAAGATTTATTCCACCCTTTTCGGGTTTTATTAAATCAAGGAATAAATCTGGATACCAACGACACCAAGAACAAAATTCAACATATTTATATAAATCTTTACCAAATATTGAATCATCCTGTATTGCAATAATTTGTTCTTTAGTCATTAATCATCACCATCCCTATAATCTTTTGGTAAAGTGATGAATTTTTTAATATTTTCTCTTATGGACTCATCTGGTTCGTCATCAAATATCCCATATGGATCCCCATATTGCTCAAGATATTCTTCCTTCTTTCGATCATAAAATTTATATACATCTTCATATTCACATTGTGGAAGTCCTTGTAAGTCACGAGCATAATTTATATAACACCAAATATTAAAATCTAATGCATCATTTGGTCTATATTTAAAGCGTGGAAGAATAGGAATTACATCGACTGCTTGTTCAACAGCTTTAAATATTTCTGAAAAACTATTTATGCCGCCTTGTAAATCTGCTTCAGAAAGTTGTTTCGGAGTGAGTCGTCCATTAGATGCAGCATTCTGTGCAGCATCATACCACTTTTTTGCTTCATCAACATCACCTCTGGCAGTTGCATCTTCTTCCTTAACTTTAAAACGAACATATGTAGCTAAAGCTTCTTGGTGCAGATTTGTTTGAAGGGAATAATTTAATTTTAGTTTCTCATATTTTTGATACATCTTTCTATATTCAGTTTTTGTATATCCTTCTCCGAAAAGCTGAATTATATCATCCGTCAACTCAAATTCTTCATCTTCTGAATAATGTTTTTGCTCTTTTCGTTTATTTTTAGTAGTAGATTGACTACTAAGCATTTTAATTTCTTCATTTGCATTCTTTAAAACAGTACTTCTCTTTTGAATAAAACCATCTTTTTCAGAATCCTCGAAACTCTTTTCTGATAATTGTCGGAGGCTATTTACATTTTTCATGTAGAGTTTAATAATGTCATCTCCATGATATTTCACTTCATCATCAGAAACATATCCATGCTCTTTAGCGTACTGGTTAGTAGCGCTCTGCAAATTGTCACGATAGAAAGGAAAGTCCGTTTTTCTAAGTAGATTCTTAAATTTAATTTCATCTATTTCGCCAGTTTCATTATTTAAAGCGTTTAAAATAAAACATTCTTTACATATGTTTATTTTTTTATCCACTGCAAATAGTGGCGATTTGC